GCTAACGCTAATAAAGTTTCTTGCTTTGACGGAACAACTACAACAGGTGTAGGCCTTAATGTACCTGTTCTTAGAAAAGTTAGAAAGCTTTTTAAGACGAATGAAGCTGTTAAAGATGGAGAAAAGATAATCTTTGTATTTGCTGCTGAACAAGCTGATAATTTACTTGGAACAACTCAAGCAACAAGTTCAGACTATGCTGCTATTAAAGCATTAGTTGATGGTGAAGTCAGTGTCTTCATGGGATTTGAATTTGTTAGAACTGAGTTACTTCCTTTCATGACTGAAGATAGTTCTTATAATGCTGTGACAGGCGTTGTTGGTTCTGGAACAGGAACAAATACCGCTGCAACAACTAGACGTTGTTTTGCTTTTACAAATAAGAGAGCTCTTATTTGTGCAAATGGTAAAGAAGTTTCTGGTAAGTTGGACGTAATACCTACAAAGCATCACGCCATTCAAGTTTATGGTGGATTCCTTTCAGGAGCCGTTAGAGTGGAAGAAGTTCAAGTTGTTGAAGTTCTTTGTTACGAAGCGTAATTTTTAATTTTTAGTCGGAGGACATTATGACTGCATATTATATGGATAATTACACAAAAGCCGAAATTACAAAACCTTCTGGTAAGTACCCTAAAGGGGAAATGAAGGGACGTAGAAAGGTAATTGTAGACAGATTTACACTAGTCGATACTGCTGGAACAGCAGGACTTAATGTAAATGATCAAATTTTTGGAATGAAAGTTCCTACAGATTCTTTAATTCTTAATGTTAAAGCTCATATCAATAAATCATTAGGTGCTACAGGTATCTTTGAAATTGGTAAATCATCTAATGCTGATGCTTATATTGGATCTATTGATGGTGGTGGACAAGCTGCATTTACAGAAATGAATGATGTTGCCACTGAGCCAGGCATTTACGAAAGAATTACAGACGAAACACAAATTATAGTAAATTGTACTGAAGTCATGGATGACTCTGTTCTCGACGCCGTTCTAACGATCGAAGTCGAGTATGTTAACGATTAACGAAATCTTTTTTCTCGGTTGGCTGTAGGGGATTCGTCCCCCTACTTTCTATAAGGGGTCGTAATGAGTGATACTAGTATAGTTAATATGGCCCTTCACCGATTAGGTACTGAGAGAATCAATGCTCTTTCGGACAATAACAAAAGAGCAAAATTAATGAATGATATTTTTGATACCATTCGTAAAGTCACTTTGGAAAATGGTGGTTGGTCATTTGCCAGGAAGAGAGTTAAATTATCCCCAACCACAACGACTCCTGAGTTCGGATTCACTTATCAATTCCTATTACCTTCTGATTGTCTAAAAGCTTTAACTGTACAGGATTCAAGCCTTATAGATATAACCTATAAGAAAGAAGGTAGGTTTTTATATTCTGATGAGCCTCTGCTATATGTAGTTTATATCTATGATATAGAAGATGATTCACAATATTCGGGATTATTCAAAAGGGCCTTCGCTTTAGAGTTAGCAGTAGAAGGTAGCTATTCAATAAATCAAAATGTTAAAATGAGGGAAAGTTTCATAGCAGAATTAGATGATAAGTATTCAGATGCGAGATGTAATGATTCTCAAGAGGCCGGACCTGACGAATATATTATAGACGACTTTCTCACTGTGAGGGGTTAATGAAATTTGCCACTGCGATTAATAATGTAAGTTCGGGAGAACTAAGTCCCAAACTAGTTGGAAGGTTAGACCTTAAAGAATACCAACAAGGTGCTTTAAAACTTCAAAACTTTTACCCTTCTAGATCCGGTGGTGCCACTAAAAGAGTAGGTACTCGTTATCTAAGTCTAGTGGCAGACTATTTCACAGATGCAGATAGGAATAAGATTCCTTTATATTCTTTTATATTTTCCAGAACAGAGACATACACCTTTTCTATAAGGTGGAGCTCTGTTTACTCTGAACTAATATTAGAAGTTTTTAACTTGTCTGGAACTAGGTTGGAAGCTATAAGATTGACAACTATTTTAACTGATACTATCTGGGGAAATATAGGAACTATAAACCTAAACGGTTTCAGGTTAGCCCAATCGGCAGATAAAATTTTTATAGTACATAATGAAGGGAAAATAGAGCCTTTTGTGCTAGCTAGATTGGAGTCTGACTCTTTTGAAGTAACTCAACTAGTTCAAGAGGATTGGATAGGAAATCTAAAAGTAGGGCTATCAGTTCCCTATTTAGAAAATAATGTAAAAGATATATTTTTTAAGCCTAGTGCCACAGGAGTGTACGGAACTGCTCTAACAGTTACATCTTATTCCGATTCTGGTGGGACTACAGTAACTCCTTTCTTTACACCTGAACATGTTGGAGCATATTTTAAAATAGACAATACAGGATTAACTGCGACAGGAATATTTAAGATAACAACTATAAGTGGAACTGCTGCCCTGTTTGCAAGTGGCACCATAGTGGCAGCTACAGATATAATAACTACTGGTTCTGCTCACGGATATACAACAGGCGATAAAGTAAAACTAAAATTGCTGACTGGCACAATCCCAGTAGGACTTACGGCAGATGCAACATATTATGTAATTTATTCTGCCGCTAATGCTTTATTGTTGGCGACTACTTTGACTTTAGCTCTTGCAGGAACCCAAGTAGATATAACTGATGTTGGAGCTGGAAATTATCAATTTGAAGTACTTGGAGTAAGTATAGCTACAGGGACAGTAATAGCAGGAGCTTTTACTGCTGCTCAAGTAAGTAAATTCTGGAATGAGGCAGCTTGGAGTAATTATCAAGGATGGCCTACAGCAATTACTTTTTGGAAACAAAGATTGATAATGGGGGGAGCTACTCAGAACGGAGATACAGTTTATAATTCTTTAGTGGGAACTTATTACCATTTTATGCAGAATAAATTGATCCAAGATGCAGCATCAGAAGTTTCAGGATTAGGTTATTTTGGAGCACTGGCCGTAAATGATGCTTTTGCACTTACTCTTAATAGTACAACAGTCAATAGAATATCATGGTTTGTAGCTGACAAGACTCTTCAGGTAGGAACAATAGGAGCAGAATGGACTGTAGAAACAAAAGATGGAGTTTATGGACCTACAAACTTTTCAGCTCTTCCTCAAGGGAATGTAGGTGGTAAAGGTATGGCCATCAAGGTAGGTAAGTCTGCTATATTTGTATCTAATGATGGTAAACGCTTAATGGAATCATCTTATTCAGATGAACAGGGGACTTATGTTTCTAGAGACTTAACAGTACTTTCCGATCAGATTAGGTTAAGGGGTGCAGATACTACAGGAAACTATAGTGATATTATTTTCAATAAAATAGTTTGGCAAGGCTCTAGAGGGATCCTTTGGATATTACTTTCAAATAATAAATTGGTAGCGATTACAATAGAGACTTCTACTGAAACAATAGGTTGGAGCCACCATATAATAAGTGGAACTGATGCATCTATAACTGGAATCGCAATTATCCCGAATGCAGTGGGGGATTATGACGATGTTTGGCTGGCTGTCAAGAGAACAATAGATGGTGCAACTGTCTGTTATCTTGAAAAAATGGGAGCAGATTTTGAACACTCACTTTTGGATAATTCTTCTACTGACGATAATGATGTACCTTGGTATAGTGATTCTTCTGTCCATATCACAAACACTCCTGCTAGTACAACTGTGGCAGGACTCGATCACCTAGAAGGTGAGACAGTAGATATTCTTGCAGATGGTGAAGTAATAACTGCCAAAGTAGTAGATAGTGGAGAAATAGAGTTAGATGTAGCTGCTGAATCAATAATTGTCGGCCTTAATTATGTGGCACTATTTAAGTCGATGCCTATAGAGGCAGGATCTCAAATAGGTAATTCTCAAATATCTCTCACTAGAATAGATAAAATATTATTAAAGGTTTTTAATTCTTTGTTTGGACAATATGGTTCATCTGAAGGTAACCTATATGATCTAGAATATGAAAATGTCACTGTTCCAACCGGGGGAGTTTACACAGGAAATCTAGAAACAGAGTTTGATGCTACTCCTGATGAGGAGCAATACGTTGTCGTTAAGCATGATAAACCGACTCCATTCTCACTGATTGCAGTGTTTATGAGAGGAATGACGGGGGACTAGTATGGATCCAGTAACTATGGCATTTTTGGCTTCTACTGCCTTGTCTATCTATGGTAGTTATCAAGAAGGAGAAGCTAGAGAAGCTTCATTATTAGAAAAGCAAAAACAAGATAATATGAGGGCCAATGAATTATTGGAGAGATTAGAGATAAATGTTGATGCAGCTAAGAGGGAGTCTAAGAGATTTCAAGGAAGTCAAATAGCTGCTGCTGCTTCGAGTGGAGCTGATGCTTTTAGTGGAGCAAATCTCGCAGCACTTGAAGACACAATAGATTCTTACGGAATGGAAATAACTAATATGAGAAGGGATGCTAGATTCCAAGCAGGTATGATTAGGCGTGGAGCTGAAAGTTATGGTAGAGATGCAGAATCAGCTAAGAAGTCTTCTCGCTTAAAAATAGCTGGAACAGTCGCTTCAGCAGCAGTAACTACAGCTAAATATTATAGAGGTAAGGGAAATAAATCGAGTAGTTCAGTTAAATCAATCTATGACGAATAAGGTTAAATTATGCCTAGTATACCATTAGACACCAGAAGAAAGACCATAAGTACTTCTATTCCTTCTGCAAAGATTTCAACAGGTGAAGCTGAAGTATTTAAAGAAGTACAAAATCTTGGTAAGACAGGTCAACTTCTTGCAGCAGAAGTGATGAAGAAACGTGCTAACGCAATAGATATAAAAGACTCTCAAGATAAAGAATTTCAACTGTCTCAAGAATGGATAGAGAGAGATAAGCAATTAATTCTCAATAGGCTCCCAGATGGAAGAATGAAGAGAGAGTATGGATTAAAAGAAGATGGACTAGCGTATAATTATGATGAAGCTGTGGCTAAAGAGACAGAAGAACTGATAGATAGAATATCTGAAACCAGTGTTAGTGATACCTCTAAAAGAATGTTTCAGACAAAAGCAAATGCTTCTAGGAAGTCATGGTATATAAGTGCTGCGTCAACAACACATAAAGCTTTCAATGCGGATATAGATAAGTTGAGAGTAGATCAGCAAGAACTAGCAGGGAGATCTTTTCAGTTTGATGGAAATCTAGAGACATATAAGGCTTCTTATGGTAACTCCATGCTGAACATTTATGAGTACGGACAAGGAGAAAATAGTGTCCATAATGCTGAAACTGTACAGGATAATGTAGATAAGACTAGAAATTATTATGCTACTACAGGTTTAGACTCTATGAATACTAGAGAAGACTATCCTCAAATGTTGGCAGCAATGTTTTCAGCTACTTTGCCTGAGAGATCTACAGGAAAAGACGGTAGGATATTGCAAGTAAATGCTTCAAGTTCCTTAATAAGTAAAGAGATTAAAGCTATTATGGATGCTGATAAAACTTTGACTGAAGGTGAGAGAAACCTACTAAATGTCAAATTACACTCCACAGCAGACAGCATGGGTTTACAGAGAGATTATAAATTAAGTGATATGATGTCTGAACTAACTCCTGCCGAAGTAAATAAATACACTAGAATAGCTCTTAAAGGTTTGAAAACAGACATATTGAAGAAGTCTAGAACTTTCCAAAAAGATGTAGGTGCGGCAGAACATATTGCTAAGATGGGACAGGGGAGTAGTGTTCCAGAATTTAATAAGCAGGTAAGAGCACTATATGATAGTGCCTCTCTATTCCAAGAAAAAGAAGAGTTGAAGAATACTATGATTCGATTGAGATCTATTCTAGATATAAATAGAGTGGCCAGCTCAGTAAATAATATGCATTTCAGTAAGAGGGCAGGAGCGATAAATTCTACACTTAACAACTTTAATAGGATTGAAGCTGAAGTGGAGAGAGATATTCCTGAGTTAAGTAAATACAAAGCAGGTCTTTCTGTATGGGATAATAAACTATCTATAAAAGAAGGTCTAAAGAGGTCAGCTGCAATTAACGAAAAAAATTACCGTATTGATCCTACAAATCAAGCTATAAAGGATAATCCGAATATAGCCAATGCTAAGACTCTTGGTGAGAGAACTAAAAGACTAGACGAACATTTCGATAAAGTAGGAATTAAAGATTGGAATAAAAGATATGTATCTGAGGCCGAAGCTGTTGGTTGGA